TCGCGGGGTCGTAACCTGATGGAACAGAAAAATCGATAATAGCGCCATACATCGAATTGCCAACATCCGTATCCGTATGGGTTGCCTCTTGCGATCCTGTTACGTCTATAAGAAGTGAGAATTTGGAGGCAACGGTGGTCGGCCCGGCACCCGGATTAAATCCATTAATTACCGCCCAGCTACCGTCTATAGCTTCGCCGCCATCACTATCCCTGTTAACGGCTGTGCCATGCACTGCAACGACAAGGTTGTGTGATCTGGCGGGAATCAGCGCGCCGGATGGTTGCGAGTTGGTTGACGAACTTATGTTCGTTACGTTGTCGTTGGTATTTATAAGTGGTACGGAACCGTCCCACTCCAATTCCATCACAAGCGTATGCAGTTCCCCGACATCATTCCATCTGGGAGTTACTTCGTCTTCAGTTCCGTCCGAAAGTCTATACCAGAGTTCATAAGCAGTATCCCCGGCATTGTTACCTACTAAAAAATCGTAATCAAAATCAATCGTAGATATGTCAGTTCCATCGACATCGTTACAAACAGCTATTAGTATTAAATTTCCAAGTGTGGCTGTTTGCGAAAAAAGTATATTTGAATTGTCTGCTGCGCCCTCGCTGCCAGCGACTACCTGAATGACATCACCGAAGGACATAGCTTGCCCCCGTTATAATTCCACTGCCGTTACTTCGGGCGAACCGTCAGAAAGATCAGCGGTATCATCCTTGTAAAAGTGCATAAAATATCCTTGCCCACTGGCAAGACCAGTTATGGTATACGTGCCTAAACTTGCGTGCGAGACTACTTGCGCTACCTCGGCCCCAATTGGTTTCGGGTCTGATCCAGCACCATCAGATTCATACACGGTTACTGTAACGCCGCCAACAGCCGAACTCCGATCAGCATTCTTAGTGGTACCCTCGATCTGGCCTTCAATAATCGGCTTAAGTTTACCAAGAGAAGTACCAAAAGAAACAGAGGCCTCATCAAGAATTCGAAATTCGTACTCATCACCGTTGATTGCATCGGCGTCTTCCAAATTAAGCGCCCAATGAACTTCATATAGAACATCATCATTAACGGTATCAGTTACACCGAGAGCAGCTTCAACCTCTTTACCCTCAAGGTCAAGCCAGCCTTTATTGACACAATCCACGCTAGAAGGATTATCCGCAGCCTCGGCAGAGACTAAATCTTGTCCATTAACTAAGTTGGAGTCGGTTGCCCATTTGATTTCACCCGTGGCAGCTAGGTCTGCAAAAGAACCTGCATCAGTAACATTGCGCCACTGAAGGTCAAAGCCGCAAGCGGTGGCGGCGTTCATATCATCACCGTCGAAACAAGCTACAAAAACCGCACGCTCAGAATTGATATATACCGCAACAACGGTTGAATCGAAAGCTTGTTTCCAAGTACGAGTATTCGCAGTTGGCGCTAGACCGTAGCGAGTCCCGTTGTAGCAACCACCCGCATCCGTTAAATTACCCATTTACGGTTTTACCGCCTTTCCGTTTTCGTCGTGAATGTGCTTCACGCTTACGACTTGGCACAAGAACAGCGAGTGATTTTTGCGACGAGACTGATCACCCGAGTTTCGCCGACTTTTCACATACTCATTGAACTTCGCTTGGGCCTGACCTAGCGTAGTTCCCTTGGGCAAATGATCAAACTGACGAGATCGAAGCTGGTAGTCCTGACCCTTGCATTTACCAGTAGGGCATGGGACGGTTCGCCAATATACGATCAGGTATTCAACGTCGTCTGGATCGTCCGCGTCAGGGAAATTGTTATCTTCCCAGCCCATAACTACCTCTTATACTTGGGTTACTCGGTAGGTGACCGCTGGAAAATCAACAGTAATATCACCACCGTTCGGAGTAACAACGAAATCCTGAACATACATAACCTGAGTTGTGGTGTCAGTATCCGAGCCATCGAAATCGTAACTGAGGGTGATATCATCCCACGCGGTTTGCGCGGCGACTGCCGTAAAGGTTTGATCAACGAAGGTGATATCGGTTCGGTCATTCGAGTCATCGACCAGTATTGTGATATCAGTTTCGTCCATGACGGCAGGGGTATACGGAGTTGCCTCAGTCACGCCAGCGATTGCCTCGAAGTCATCGATAAACCCATCGGTCACATCGCGAAGAAGGCTGTCAGCAGCAGAAATCACCCACGCATTGATTTGGATAGTTGCGGCTGCGGGAGAGTTATCTTCGACGTTTTGAATAAACGGCAAAGAGCGGCCCAACATTTCATTAATGATTAAATCCGCCATGTCATTCTCCCGCTCGCATCAAGCGCTTGGTCAGTTCGGTTACCTCGACCGTGCATGCGTAAGCATTCGGATAACTCTGATACCCATGCGGCCATCTGGCACTAGTTTCAGCCTTCCCACCATGCTTTTTTACATGCGCGATGCATTGCGCTGCGAGCTTAGCTTCTTCTTCGCTGCCAGCGGGGCCGGGGTCGGGAAGGCGCTCGTTACAGGTCAGGCAATAACGACCGGGTAAGTGGTCAATCTTGAAAGTGATATCACCGTCATGCGAATCAAACACGATACGCGGGGCGTCACCGTCCTCGATAACCCTCACAAACTGCGCGAATTCACCCGTAAGGTGCTTGGCTTGAATTCGTTGCTTCCCGCCTCTGGGGAGCTTGGTTATACGGCACTTCCCGTCAGGCATCTTGTATTCTTTGCCTACGTCATCACGTACTGTTCTTGATGTAATATGAATTTTCATAATCCCTCGGTTATCTGATTACGTTAAAATTACTGTACTAAACCTTTGATATGGGTTATTTCGACCTCGACAGCCTTTAAGCGCCCATCAAGCTTTAAATCATTTGCGTCACTTTCTATCTCGCGCCTATCTTCCAATTCATCGATATCCAGTCCAATTATTATAATACCAGCCTTATTGTTGTCAATCGCCTGCTTCATCGCTGCCAAGGATTGCCGCACTTGCGCATGAAAAGCCGAATCATCCCTTACAGCAACGGGTGTCGGGGGGACTTCCCCTTCAGGTACAGGCAATATTTCAGGCTCGGCTGTTCCGGTAACAGTTTCAAATATAGTAACAGCCTTTTCTTGAACCATGGGGTTAGTCACAGTGCCAACACCCAATATGCTCATACCGCCTATAATCAGCCATTTGATTGTGGCCGCATTGGTCAGCAGTAAACGCATCCAGTGGATGAATCCAATTTTCTCTGGAGTTTCTTCAGCAGCCATCAGAATCGAAACGTCCCGCCCACAATCACCCAATTACCGTAGTCCTTGCCCTGTTCTGGAATGAAGGTCGCGTGCATCAAAGTTTTAGCGAATCTATCCCAGCGCTTGCCGAGCTTCACGCTGTAAGCGCCTTCCTCGTCTTCATCGATTTGCTGGGCATAAGTGATCGATAGCTGCCAGTCTTGAGTGGAGTAATCCAACTCATGAGCGCCAGCGGTCATGGCCAGTGATAACGACCGGGAGACATCACTTCTTGATAAGCCGCCAGACACGCATAAGCATCCGGTATCAAGCTGCTGAGCATCAATACCGTCAAGACCATCAACACCATCAACACCATCAACACCATCAAGACCGTTAAGACCGTTAAGACCGTTGGCACCACCAGCACCACTGATGTCGATATTGATATTGATATCGCCGTGATCGTCATGGCCATGGCCCTTGTCAGCGTTAGCTATCTCCATCAGGAACCCGCTGAGAAGAACCAGAACGCATACCGCTACTATTTTTGTCATCATTCGCTTTGTTGTCCCCAATTTTTTACCATCCACGCCGCAATATCAATCGCGTGTGACCCAACCCAGAAAAGCGCGCCTATGATGACCGCGCCAAGTACTGAGACTTTAAGTTTGTCCCACATCTCCCGTTTACGCTGTACATCGAGCATAAACGCCTTAAATGCAATATGGTCATCACTCCGAGCGTGACTCTCAATTGCCACTTCAACAAGTTGTCTTTCAGCCTGCATGGCTTCCCTCACTGAATCATGAATCAATTGTTTGATCCATGCTTTATCAGATTCGTCCATCATTACCGTTTCATAAAGGAGCTAATCACTCCCGCTATTCCGGTTGGTTGTGTAACTCCACCGGCTGCATCCATCTTCTGCTTATGTTCTTTACGGATCGATCCAAAATACGCCAGCAACAAAGTCGCCAGCGTGCCGTTGAGAGCGACTACAAAAATCGCCCCGTCTTGAATTTGTTCGACCATATCCGTTTTGCCGGAATACACGGCGTAAGACCATGCCGCCATGATCGCTATCGATGTGATCGCGATGATGTGAAACGCATGTTTGGCAATATATGGTCGAGTGCTTTGCGGGTTTGCCGCATCACTCTCCAGCATCGTGCGCAAAGTGCTGTGAGACTCCCTGATCGTAGTAAGCTCGACATCAAATTGCTTGTCCATAACAGCGGCGCGATCTTCAGCAGGTATCTTTGAGATAGCATCCTGAACTTGCTCGCCAGTTGCGTTAATGGGCAGTTTGGCCCCATCTGGCAGAAACTCGTTAACCACCCCCATTAGCGCAGCGCCACCGGGAACAACATTGCTGATGATCCCGGTGCCGACTGTCTTAACGATATCCCAAAGACTGCTCATGGGATTATGCTACTGCTGTACCATCATCAGATGTCAGCCAGTCAGTGCCGTCTGAAAAAGCGATGCAAGGGGGGGTTGCATCTGGAACGGTGACTATACCATGTAGCCAGTCTGCCGCAGGCGGCAAATCAGCGATGATGAAAGATTTAAGCACAAGGGGTTGTTCAACGGTGAGTTCACCGATCTGTAGCTGTTCACGCCATGCCATTTCTCTATCTCCAAATATCAAAAAATAGCCGATTCGACGCTCGGCTAAAAGCGTTATTTCACAGTTTAGTTCTCGCTCTGTTCAATGTCCAGTGTATCCGCTCTACCATCTGCATCACGGTTAATCTTGACTTTCTTCTTGATGTCACCTGATTTGTTATCAATAACAACAGTCAGTTCCATTGGTTCAGCCGGGACAGGCACCGGTGCTGATGGCAGGGCCGGTTGCGTAACCGCTGTTGCCGCCGCAGCATCATCCTCATTTTTCTTCTCTTGCAGTTCAAGAGACAGAGCATGCTTTTCAACATCGGCTTCAGCCTTGATCTCTGCCGCTTCGCGGGCGCGGCTGGTTTCCTCGCGCATCAGGCGTATCGCCATATCCTCATCACGCTCCTGCTTATCAAGGTCAATCTGCTTCTTAGCGTTGATCTGAGCCATTTTAACAGCCTTGTCCTCGGAAATTTTCTGAAGCTCGATTTCCTGCATATCCTTCTTGTAGCGCATATCGATTTCATGCCGCTGCGCCAAACCTTCTTCTTTGATTTGCGCAATCTGGGCATCGCCCTGCTGCTTGATTTGCTCGGGACTGGGCGGTGGATTCTCTGCGGCTTGCTGCATTTGCATGCGGATAACCTCTTTGGTCGGAACGATTCCATCCATTTCGAAGTCTTTGGCGACCGAGCGTAGTATCTCTGCGCGGCCCTCTTTGCCGATAATGCCCATATCCAGTTCATTATTGGTAAGACCGAGGAATTCGTTGCGGCGGGCTTGAGCCATATCCTTGAGAAGTAGTGCATTTGCCCCGCGAGCCATAACTTGCGCATCGCCCTTGATGGACATATCGGAGCTTGTCATCATGTTGTAGTAGTACATCATCTCGATTGCTGGGCGCGTAATACCAAAATCATAGTTCTGGATAGCCGCTTTGATACCCTTGGCAGCAGAGTTCATCAACATAGACAGCCCTGATGCCGTGGTGCCAGCACCACCAACCTTCTCATTTCCATGTGAGTAGCGGGGAATACTGGTGGCATCATCGGCCTTGATCTCAAACGCGTTGTAGACCTGCAACAACTCATTAGCATTTGACTCGGGCTGAAAGAACGTAATAGTTGGTCCTTGCCCTATCTCTGCCCCACGGGTCTGCCAGACCTTCCACGGGTAGATTTCAAGCTCATCATCAAGTGGCGACAGGCGCTCATAATTGACTTCCATCATCGGGCCGGAAGCCATGGCCATATTATTGACCAGTGCGCGGGCTGTCGCATTACAGAATTCTTGGATGTCGTTCATCAGGTAACGAATCGAGTTCCCCCAGAACGCGCCGGGAATTGGGTCATAGCAAGCCTTGTGGTATGGGCGACGAGCAAGCGGGTCATCATTGATCTCGCATCGGATTATGTACCGCCCGATCAATATGGCGTCGATCTGGTATTCGCCCAGCGGGTCATCAACATGGATATCCCACTGCTCAAGGGTGCGCCCTTGGACGCTGCCCCAGTAGTGCAGGCCATCGATCAGGCCATTCTTGCCATCACGCCACCAATGGTAGTGATTCTCGTTTTCGTTGCGCTCTGTGTCCTGCCAGAGCCATTCGCGCAGGCCTTCTGCGTAATGCGTCAGGACTTCACGTATCTGATCCTCTTTGTAGCCCGTGATACCGATCAGGTTGTACAGTTCGCCCCGGCTGAAACGGACATGTTCAATAAAGTTGCCGTCATCTATATTCTCGGCTTGTGGGCTGGGGTAACAGTCAAATGGGCTGACACGGGAAAATCCCGGCATCATTTCATCGCCAGCTATCGGTTTGATCGATCCGAATCCTTGCTGCCAGTTCAAGGTCTTAACTTTATTCACACTTGGACCCTTGATGACCGCCGCTGAGAACGTGGTGAAATCGTCAATTACAGCATTCATCATCATTGACCACTTGGATTCTTCCAGTTGATCAGCAATTTTGTCTTCCATGGCCTCACTGGATGTCTTCGCTTGCGCGTTCATCTCAGTGTTCAGGGCAACTCGTAGAGCCTGCTCACCCTGCTCATTCATACCGGTCTGCGCAACACGCTGCTGCACTGCCTGCTCGGCCCATGGCGGTAGATCAGGAATAGTTGTAGGCTCGATGCCCCATGCCTTGCCGTCTTCTGGCATGATGATATCTTTGATCCATGACGCCGCTGCACGCTGCTTGGTGGCAGTGATCATCATGTAAATTTCAGAACCGCCTTGGTTGCGAATCTGGGTTAGTTTTTGCGGGTGGTAGCGCCCGTTACGTGCGCGCAGGTCTTCAAGCAGGTCTTCCTCGATGCGAATTTTCGCGGTGCGGTTCAGTTCCCAGTGATGGCGGATATGCCTGACAAGCTCAGATTCGGTCACGCCCTCAATTTCTGTCTTCAGAACGTTCTCTGTTGGCAGGTCTGAGCCGGGTATGACCCGTATTAACCCATAATTCGGCATTTGTTAAACCTCTCCATATTTGACTTCTCGACCAGCCTATAGATGTCACCGATCATGCCATCAAAATACTTCTTGTTTTCAAACATTTGCTTGACGTTAATCTTAATCTTCAGATCACGATTGACATCAAGGGTCACAACAATCAGGAAATTGCCTTCATTTTTACCAACGCCTTTCAGCGCCCGTATTTGCCCCACGCCCAGCCCTTGTAGCTTCGCTTTCAGCTTCTCGATCACGGGCTGCACATTGATTTCAACCTTGCTCATTAGTAGCGCTCGGCAGATACCTTGAAGTCAGCGTCCGTGATAGTGTTGGTGAAATTCGTCCGTACAAAGAAATTTTCCGGGCAATTGGCGACTGTAATTGCCTCATTAGTAACGCCGGAAGCTTGGGCAAACGAGCCGAGAACAGCGGTGATACCGTCCACGGTATGCTCAATCGTCATATCCAGCAGCGGGGTTGACCCGGCCAGCGCGGTGACATTAAGGAAGAAGTGGACAGATGCTACCCCGGTATGCCCTATGAATGCTTGCTTGGTGCTATCAACCGCATCGCGGATGACAGTATCACCACTAGCGAAAGTCTCTGCGGAGTAAGCTGCCGTGATAACAATCTCATCTCTCGTTTGAGAGACAATGACCTCTGCACCGTTGTAGTTGACGGTATTGGCAATCGTTACTGAAATGCCCGCCTTAAAGTCATGGCCAACAACCGGGATGCCGACAAGACCACCACCGGCATCGCGGGCTACCCCGCCATCGGTAATAGCGAAGGATGTAATATTGTGCTGTACTAATGATTTCATATTTAAGTCCAACCTGCTGCTGTTCTGCGCTTTGTGGCGCGGGGTTTGGCGTTAACGATCTTTAGACCGTGGCGTAATTTTACACATAAATACTGCAATCCATCATGCGGATGCGAGAACTTGTTCTTTGCTGGCTGTTCTTTGAAACGTTCCTCGCCCGTGATCTGGACCCGCTCATATTTGTAACCACCGTTAAAGCCCCGGCGTAATATCTTGCAATTCGGGTCAATAATAAAGCCCGGTTGCCCCTCTCGATCCATGGCTTTCATGTAAAAGCGAACGGAATCGAGGCGGGCAATAACTTCATTTGTCCCCGCCGCTTCGGTCTTTATACCTTCTTCTGCGAGAATGTCCATGCAAGAACGCGCTTCAGTTTGCGTTCGCTGCTTACCAGCCGGGTCACCAACCGATATGATTGGCAGGCCCGCAAATTCATTGTGAAGGTCTGGCATGACCACATCGCGGGCAAACTCGCGTATGCCCATATCCTCGCTAGTCCATTCCTTCACGATGCGTAGCTGACCGTGTGGAGACAACTGGGCACCGATACAGGCCGGGGTGAGTCCGTAGTCCCACCCAAGATACAGGTTTATGCCCCGGTAAATTTCAAGCGGTTCTTTCGAAACATGAATATCATCGTTGAACTCGCCGTAAACCGGCTTGCCATCATGGATAGAACCATACAGGCCCATGATATAAACGTTGATCCAGTCTTTATCTTTACCGAAGACCTGTCGCAACCAGTAGGTGAAACCCAAAGGCTGATTGATGACATTCTCACAGGCCGGATTCTCAATGTAAGTGCCATCTGAAAGCTCTAATAGCGCGGGCGGCTGGTGGAAGAATTCGTAACCTTCGGGTTTCTTTTCTTCGGCAAGCGTGTAGTACCAATGGTCGTCATCTGGCGGGTTCGTATCCATGATGATTCCTGACCAAGTTGGGCCACCCCGACGCTTTGCAGGATATCGTCCAACACGGCCTGTTGCCCCATCGAGAATTTGTTTTGGAATCTCTCTGACTTCATTTAACCAGCACCCCGTCAATTCAAGTGATAAGAGCTTTTTAACGTCCCCCGGCTTATCAAGGGCTAAAAACATGATTTCGATTTCGACCCTTGTGCCATCTGGAAGGTCTAGTTTTAGCTGCCCGGTGATAGGTGGTGCCCAGTTGATCTGACACATTTCGGCGGGAAACCAGTCTTCAAAGGTCTTGATGGTAGTTGACTTGAGTTCCGGGTAGGTATTTCGTATCGCGGCCCAGCGGGATGACCTGACTCCGTTGTGAGGTTTTTGCGCTATTCCCTTCGCCAGCATCTCAAGCGTGCATGCCACCGACTTACCAGAACCAATCGGCCCCATAATGGCCCGCACAAAGGCTTGTGAGGCGTGGAATTTCGCTGCTGTCGGTTCCGCTTGATAATCAATTTGAACCGACACGCTTGAACTCCCCCGCTATAACCCGGTCATCTTCTGCAAGCGCTTCTCCGAGATTGATATTGATTTGTACATTGGTGGTACCAGCAGAGGTCTTGTCAGAAAACATCCTCATATGCTTGCCGATCAGTTCCAGCGCTTTGATGGAGCCGCCTGCATCGAATTTGTAATAAAGGGGTACGGTTTCGCCAGTCTCGTCGCCGTTTTCGTCAAGAACTGCTGAACCGGGGCCATATACGGCCTCATTCTGCATGCAGCGGTCATACACATTGCGCAACTGGTGCATTACCCAGTCTTCATCCATCTCAAGGCGCTTTTGGCGCTCCTGAAGCAAATGACCCAGATACTCCATTACTTTCGGGTCTAGCAAAGTGCGCAGACCTGCCCGGTGGGCCGACTGCTTGGTTATCTCCGGGCAGACTTTGTGATAGGCGTCAGTGGGGTCCATCTTCGGATCAGCCGCCAGAAAATGACAGAAGCTATGTTCCTTGGATGGAAGCCCGCTTTTAGTTGGAATGACAATATGCATTATTCGAACTCATGCGATATCCGCAATTTCAATGATCCTTCGCGAGCAACCGCCGCATTGACTGTCTCACAGGCCTTGCGAGTACTGGACTCCAAACGATCACGCTTTTCGTCGTATTTATGGCTCGCACCCACGCAGCCAACAAAATTCTCTATCTCATTGCCACGGTGG